CCCTATTCCCGCATCAACTAAAATTATCAATAATTCAGAGGACATCACGACCTTTTCAAATGTCTATAAAGCTTTCTAAGCGCTAAAACATTTAAAAGAATAACCCATGGCCTTAGTATAACAAGCGTGTAGAATGATATATCGTTGTTAAAAAACAATGCAGCACCTATTGAGAATGTTACAATGTAAAGAAGAAAGTCTGACCAATATTCATGTTTTAAAAATTTAGAAAGCTGTTTGTCGGACTTAATAAAGAAAGTGGCCAGCCTTAATGTGTAGTAAAACGCGGGGACAGCAAAGATTATCGTTAATGCTTCAGATACTGTTCTTACAGCGTCGTCTTGTACGAATACTTTGTATAATTCGAAAAAATTCATGATTAAATTATTTACTTCCACCGCGCATAAACCGCGCCTGCATCAAATGTATTTGATCCTGAGCGCGTTACACGAACTGTTGTTAACTCCGCACTTGTCGCCTTTGAACCCATAGAAAAATGTGTAATGGTTGTACTTGATCCTGAAACCATCCCTTCCCCTGTCCATAAAAATGTGGCGGGGTCGGCGAGGGAAAGTTTTATAGAGCCATCTTGTAATGAAGCCGCTGCGTTGCTTGTCCCGAACCTAAAGCCATTTGTGTACGAGGCCGCGCCAAGAGCGCTTGCAGATGTATGCATCCCAGCAGTCCTATATCCTGCCGCCTCGATACCCCCCGCGTCCCCTATTTGTACTAAGATCTGGTCCCCTCCGGACATACTTACACCCACAAACATAATTTCAACGTCTTGCGCCCCTGAAGGGACTGTGAAGTCGAACACCGTTCCAGATGTTGTCGTTTGTGAAACGAGGTAATTCCAACCAGTGTTAATATTATTAATAGCCGCGTCTACTTCTGCTTGCGTGTAAACGTCAATAATGGTTCTAATTTGCGCAGCCGATAGCGCTGTTATCTCACCTGACCCCGCACCATCTTCACGGCCTAAAATTGTGCTTTCCGCAATATTTTGAAGCTTATCAAAATCAAAAACACCATTGTCAGTGTAAAGGACTTGCCAGTTAGTACCATCACAAACATAAAAACAATAATCGCCTGCACCTAATGTTGTAATTGGTGTTTCTGTGCCATCAGGATCAACTGTTACTGTGCCAGTACCTGTATTACTGACCACAAAGGAAAAGCCATCCCCTGCATCCGCCGCCGCCAATAAGCTAAGAGTGATGGAACCATCACATGATATAAGTGAATTTCTGTAAGGAAAATTAATAATTGTGTTTGATGATAGGGTAAATGTAGTCCCCAAAAATGCACCAGATACATCTCCGGAAATATTATCCCGCTCATCTACAAAAACCTCATTCGCATCACGAATAACGATATAATAAGCACCCTCACCCAACCAAAGCTCATTAACCCCAAACCGTCCATCTTCATCTAATGTAATCGGGTTTGGATTTGTTACACCCTCGTCTTTGTCGGTAAATGTATCCTTTTTTACGTCTGTGACTCCTGCCTCGTACGTATAAACAAGGCCGTAAGATAAAGGGTTTCCGTTGTCATCAAAGATTTGCTCACTTGGAAAGTTAGATAGTTTAGCCATATTTACTCCGAATCTGGGAAGTTTTGTGTTGTGGGGTCGGGGCGAACATCAATTCGCAACTCGTTTTGTATGTTTTCCGATGTGGGGGCAGTAGCGACCGCGCCTATCATTCTGTAAGGGTCTATCGCCTCAAGAGACTCGAAATATATGCTCTTTGCTAAATTGGCCTCATCTGGGGTTAAATTCTTTGAAAGGCTACTGATAATGCGCAATTTCTTAGCAGGGTCTTTCTCGTAAATAATCTTACTAAGCTGCGCCGCCGTATTGTCATTTATGCCATCAAATACTTTTTTTACAGCCGTTCTAAATGCTGACGCAGGCACTGACGCTAAGCCCCCACTTGTAAGCGCAGCCATATCAGCACCAGCGCCCGCAACTTCCATTGCCGCCACAGCCTTAGAGGTCGTCGGGCTTTGGCCTAACACTTCATTCCTAAGTTTGAACAGCCTATCCTCTGCCTTGAGGTCAGATTGGAGGCGTTTATATTGCTTTGGAGACAAGACAGCCGCTAAACGCTTTTGCTTTTCAGCACTACCAAGAACGCGATTATAAAAGTTTGCGCCCTCATTTGTTTTTTCAATTAAATCGCGAACATGCTTACCTACTCCCGATCGGAACGCCGTTTTTTCAGCCTCGGATAAAGCTTTAAATTCCTTCGTAAGCAATTCAGGGTCAGTCTTCATGAATGACTTACCTCTATCCATCGCATTCGTAAGGGATAGATAATCACCGGAAGCAGCGCGGGCTTTTTTATATGCGGGGTTTGATGCGTCCATTGCGTCTAAAAGATTGTTTTTTATAGTCGTACGAGAGCGTGCAAAATTTCTTTCACCGGCTCTTTTTGCTTTGCTAATATCATCACCAAGAACGCGATTTGCGTAATCCAATGCCTTGGGTGAATCTGGCGCCGCATCTTTTAATTCAGAAGGGTATTGTTTGTAAGCTTTCTTAAGGGCGGTTTGGATCTCTGGTACGGTTAAGATATTTTTATCATTTACCACACCTTCATAAGCCTCATCATATAAGGGGGATGCTTTTTTACGGCCAGCAGCAAGGATATCATCCACGCTTGCGTAAAAGTTATTTCCTGACCCTATATTTTTATCAACACTTCGAAGCGCTCTTTCGGGTGATGAGGCAATTTCTTTATTAAAGAACGTCTCAGCACCCTCTTGTCCTGCACTATACTGAGCAGCGCCTTTTGCTAAACCTCTGGTTCTAGCGCCCTGTAAATCCGCAAGGGAGGCGTCACTGTTTTTATATGCTTGAAGGACATTTTCGAAATCATCGCCAAAATCATTTTTAAGGGCTCGGCCAACTTTATTAAGGGCTTTTTCCTCACCTTTAGTACCAATGTTCTTAACAGCGGCGCTCTCTGCAATTTCTTCGATTGATTTATTTACTATGGGCGTTTTTGTGAAGGCTTTCTTGGCACGGTCTAAAAGAGACCCTGCCGCTTGGCCCAAACGAGCGCCAACAGGACCAGCGGCAGCGCCAATAGCTCCACTATACAGAGCCGCCTGTCCTCTTTCTTCAGCTCCTCCTTCACCTGAGTTGTATCCATATATACCCCCCGATGCTGCACCAATTCCAGCGGCGGCTTTGAATTTGTGGGCTCTTGCATATTTACCTAACTTTTCTACCGAGGGAAGAGCTTTAGAGGCCGCATTCCCCGCTTTTAACGCGCCAGCGGCAGGAACAAAAGCCCCCGCAACTTGACCTAAACCATATGATAAAGGCGTGTCTTCACGGCGCTCTTCTTGCTTATTACGATAATCTCCTAAGAAATGGTCGTAAGCCTGTGAAATACTGACATTAGGATCAATACCACCCCTGATTAACGCTTGCAAGCCCGCCCGCATTTCATCGCCCGCGCCAAGTGTTACGCTATCGGCTGCGCCAGTCATGAACCCGTTAATTCGCTCGCCCATTGTGTCGGGCTCTTCTTGCCCAAACTCAGCCTCTAAAGCCGCCATGTCATCCGCGCTTAATTCGTTAACCGCCTCTTGACCACCAAACTCAGCCTCAAGAGCAGCCATATCTTCTGCACTTAATTCAATGGGCGGTTTTTGACCACCAAACTCAGCTTCAAGAGCAGCCATATCATCAGGAGACAGAGTGTCGCCTCCCTGCCCTCCCTGCATTGGCTGGTCGAACTTACTCATCCATATGTCGGCAAACTCGCCCGCGCTCATATCTTGATTACCGCCATTGAGTTTAATTTGATCCGCGCCAACAAGGTCGATCGCCCTCGCGTCAGGGTTTGAAAGCAGCTTATTAGCGCCGCTCGCGCCCTGTTGATGCGCTAGGTACATTTCGCCATAGCTTAAGTCTCGCCCAAGCTTATTCGAAAGAGCACCAACATTATCGGCGGTAAACTTCTTAACCGCGTCATATTCTGCGCGTGTGTATTCAGGCGTCCCAAATTCATACTGGTCTAGCCCATACTGCGCGCCAGTGTCATCAATAAACTGAAATAAGCCTTTTGCCGAGCTATTAGGATTTTGCGCCAAAGGGTTTGAACTGCTTTCAATCTCAGCAAGGCGCTTATAATAGGTGGTGTCCATTAACGGTTTTCCATCATTTTTTGATAAAGGGCGCGGCGTTCGTCTTCGCCTTTACCTGTAAGGGCTGACTTGGGAGGGGTCACTTGTTCTGATTCCCTCCTAGCTCTGCGAGATTTTTCTTCTCTTTGTTTCTTCGGGTCATATTTGCCCTGACGTTTTTCAATGTCAGTAATTAAGCTTTGTATTTGCTTCTCCCGCGTAGATCGGCTTTCGTTTTCATTGAAAATTTGATCTAGGGTGTTTTGAAAGTCTTTATCAGTAGGGTTTACGCCAAGTTGTTTAGCTAACGGAGTGGCTATTTTTAATTGTCTTTGTTTGAGTAACGCCATATTCTCGGCGGCCTCTTGATTAGTCAGGCGCGTTATTGGCTGCGCTGTTCCTGCGTACGGCATTTCAAGCGTCTTGCTATTGAATGAAAGCATATCCTTAAGAACTGGCAACAAATCATCATCTGCCTTGGATTGATCTCTTTCAGCAACCAAAGCATTTTTATCCATTAGAATTTTAGCCTTCTCTCGCTCTTTTTTAATATCGAGGTCATTTTGATACTGCATCAACTGACCCTTGAGGGAGGCTGCTGCGCCTGATTGTTGAGGTATCTGGCCGATGACGCTGTTGGGCTGCTGTGGGGCTACGTTTGACCCTCCATTAGGGTTGGGCGGAACAATACCCCGCCCTCTATCTAAGCCGAGGGAATCAAATATAGACGGCTGCCTGACAAGATTCCCCCATTCATCTTGGTACATCTTTTCGCTTTTAGCATTTAAGAGTTGTGCAGAAGCCTCGCCCCGTGTCATGCCTTGCGACATTAAATCGGAAAGAATTTGTTCTGTTCCTAATGTATTCGGATCATTCGCCTTCGCAGCCTGTTCCATTTCAAGCTGCTTTTTCTTTAGCTCACGATCTTGGTTTTGTTGCCCCATCTGAATCCCTCTTGCGAGTTGGTCAAATAAAGACTGCTGTTGCTTGCCTTGAAGAGCCGCGCCCTTCATCATGTTGCCGCCCTGATATTGAAAAGCCATTAAGAAACCTCCGTCATTTCTACGCCAAGGCGCTCATAATTAACATGTAAGATACCGCCGATATCGACGACTGCGTCAGGGTTCGTTTTCAGCTTATCTTGCGCCATAACCCCCCTGTATCGTGTTTTGTCGCCCTTGTAATTAAAGCGGTACATTTGATGCCCGTTATCAATACCGTCTTCGATAATACTTTCTTTGACGCGCTCATCTGACATTATAGCAGCTGAGCCTAACTGAGTGCCCACACCCACTAATGTGTCAAACATACTCGGAGCGGCTGCGTTAGCTGCGTTCGCCTCCGTTTGAGCGCTCCCCATCTGCCCGTAAATATTACCCGCTTGATTGGCGTAGTTTGCGCCACTATTAACCATAGTTGTGTTGGCGTTTTGGCCAATTCCAGAAACCGCTGCAAGGCGATTAAAGATAGAATTTTGATCGTTGTTAAAGCGGTTGTATGCATCGCCATATGTTTGATTTGCTTGGTTTCCGCTGTAATCCGACAATGCCTTAACGGTCGTAGGGTCAAAATACTGCCCCCTCGCAGCGGCGGCGCGTTCAATAGCCTTATTGCCCTCATCAAGCCTAAATTGGTAGCCCGGGTCGGCTTGGAATTTGTCCATATCAAACGATTCAAGAAGCGATCCAAAGCCCTCTGGCTTCTCGCCCATACCCGCCATACGCTCGTCAACTGCTGCATTAAGGGCATCATAGTTTGTGCTTGTTGTGGACTCTTGCATCCCCATGGGTTTGTATCCGAACGATTCCATGGCGCTGAAATCACCCCGGTCAAACATTCTCCCAGCTATCCCGAAAGCGCTTCTATCGGTATCTACACTAAAGGTATTTGAGTAAGGGTTATAGTATCTGCCCCGGTCGTTCATATCCACAACTGCCCCTTCTGGGGTTGTATACATTCCATTATTCATGGCTTGTGTTGTGGTTGTGAATTGGTCTTTCATGCCATCATAGACTTGATCGCGCGATTGTTGAGAGCCGCCATTAATGCCCATTAAATCCGCGAGCATTCCAAGGCTGCTAGTCCCTGCGTCATAATAAGGCTGCGTTCTTTCTACGCCATCGTCATACATCTGCCTTTGAAGCGCTAAAGCCTTCTCGCCCTGCTCTATCATTGGCGCGGCATCATATCCGCCCCCGCCTTTTCCGCCCATGCTAATTCCCTTTGTAAAATCCAACAAGCCCACAAGCAGAAAACCCCATCATGGCGAATATACGCGCATGAAGTGGGAGCCTTCCCTTGAATAAGTAGCATTGCCGGAATGTTGATTTTGATTGATCGGCAACGTCTTTAACTGCCTTTACAAGTTGCCTTGTAGCTCTAATCGAGCGATGTTCTGGTAGGATATAAAACATATAATCCGCCAGTAAAATATCATGTGACCATGCGGCCTTAATCGTGCATAACCCCCAAAACCCTACAATCTTACCGTCTTTTTCAAGTAATATTTGAGGTGCTTGCGCGTATGCTTTGTATATCCACTGAAGAAGTAAATCAGCGTCTACCTTCTCAGGAGCAATGTCCTTTAATTCTTTATATCCCGCCCAGCTTAAGCGGTAAATTTCAGCGATGTCTTTTTGCTCGGCGTGCCTAGTGCTCATCAAGAAATATCAGTTATCTTGCCGTTTAAAACAGTAACCGTGTTGCCATCACCATTGATAAACGAGCCAGTGAATCCAGCCCTACTTTCCTGAACAATTGAGCTAAACCACTTAACCCACGATTGGGAAAACTTATTACCTACACTGATTGTTTCATCATTGAATGGTGGTGGATTAAGCGCCATTGATAAACGCCTCATTGATCTGGAATTTTGCTACCCCATGACCGCGCAAGTGGTAAACACGGTCATTTGCCATGCCTAATCTACGCCATTCAGCGCGGGTTTTATAATGACCAACATCGCCCAAGCTGATGGTAAGCCATGCAGACCACGTAAAGCCGCCATCATCCGAATATCTCAATGAGATATTACCGCCAAAGCCAACCATGCAATCAAGCTCAAACTTGTTATGCTTAATGTTTTGCTTTTCAGCATCTATGTGTGCCGTGATTCTTTCGTAAACCAACACTTGACCAAAATCATCCGCGTAATCGAGGGATAGGTCGTAAATGTTTCCATTTTCCCTGTCCCCAACTAAATTCTTATTATCGAAAACAAAATGCGTGGAGCCTCTATGCTGTTCACGCTTGTTTAATGATGCATTCTTAAAGCTTCTTTCGTGCCACTGGTTTACAGCAACATCCAAAACTAAGGTCGTATCTAAACCCTTAACTTGAAGCATATAAAACGCATGCCCCTGTTGATGGTAAACCCAAGCAAATGATTCACCCCTAAGAACACTCTGTGCTATACGCTTTTCTATAGCCTGCGTGGAAACCCTTACCGCATTATAGCCCTGTGTACGCCATACAACGCCGCGCCCCTGTTTATCTATACCAAGCCATACGATCGCGTTGTCTATCTCCACAATCGTAAAGAGAGCCTCGCAACCCGTTGGTATAGAGGAGCCTTCAATCTTTTCAAAGGGAAAGCCTGCATTGCCCGTATTTGTGTAAACAATAGCCTTGCTGTTACTCCACAACCACAAATCTTCTTTATGGATTATCATGCCAATAATATTACCGCCAATGGATGAGACAACCGCAAAATCAAGAGCGTCCCATGAAGTGCCATCGTATAAAGCAGAGATGTAAAATGCCGCCGAGTTAAGCTTGTTGACAACAAAATAACCATCAAGCTCAAGAACAATCGAGGCCGCGGGAAAGTTCTCATCTGTCACAATCCCAAACGTGTTATCGCTTTGTCTGAATATATACCCCTCAGCGCCATCAACAATCATAACCTCATTGCCATTATCGGCAATAGACACGCGGTTTGTGGCCGTTCCTATAGTCCCAAGAAGGGTTTCACCGGTTAGAGTGATTTCGTAGACCTCACGGCCGCTTACAATCACACTACGCCCGCGTGATGTTGTTATTGAGCCGCGAATGGGGCCGCCTCCAACCGTTCTATAAATAGACGTGCCCGGGCAAAGCTTCAGCGCAACAACATCCTTACTATCGGAAACCTCTGAGATAAGCGGATATAAGTTTATTGAGCGTTGGTGGTCAAACTTCCTATCGTCCATCTGGTACGAGGGGCCAACTATCGGAAACTTCATCTAGAATACCCTGTACGAATATCAAAGCTCCCGCAGCGGCTTAAAAACATTCCATCGACCTTAATTGTGTTTTTGTTGTTCTTTTTGTTTTGTGCCTTAATCATATCAAGGCTGCTTTTAGCAATGCGCCTAACATCTGGGCTAGGCTGCGCTTCAAATTCTGGGGCCATCTCAATAGCAAGATTGTAAATAATAGCCCGCTCATATTCAGGCGGCATGGCGAACACAGTGTCTAAGCTATCAAACCTTAACAAAGGCTTTTGCGCGAACATTGTCAGTGTTGTCGAGGCATAATTAACGGGGTATAAGTAGATTGTTGCTGTTGGATAATTGCTATCAAAATAAAGCTTATCAGGGAGTCCCGCATAGTCTTTATCCGCTATTTGCCCGTATTCCTCACCGTCAATAATTTCAATAGGTCTGTCATACCCTGAATAAGTGGAGTATGCAGACGTTATCATTTTAGGAACAGTCGTATCAAAATCTTGACCCGCGCCGATGGTGTAAGACAACGCTCCGGTAAGAGGAAATGTCTCTTTTGTTTCTGTGAATATCAAAGCGCCCACCGTAGACCATGACGCAATCATAGCATTAAGTCCTGATAGCGCGTCTTGTGCCTCTTCATTTTGCAATGATGATCCAGCACCAAGCACACCTATCTTGCGATATGAGGCTTTGATTAAATCACGGGCTTTGGTCATTATTTAACCTTTGCTGGGGCTTCTACATAACCAGAAGGGATAGTTTCACCCTCTTCAAAAATCTTAGCGTCCTCGCCTTTATATAACCATTGACGATGAGTTGATTGCTTGGGAGTTTCTTTGGTCACAGTCTTCTCCTTTGGTTTAGTTGCTTTGGTCACGGTCTTCTCCTTAAATTAAGAGAACGCACCCCGTAAAGGATGCGCTCGATGATTTAAGCTGTTAAGCGTGTTGACCACTCAGGGCGTACTTCGTCAAAGCCGTAAAGTACATCATATCGTGTGGTTACAACGCGCGTGTCACCCGTAAAGTAACGAACAATATTGACGGTAATTCCGTCCACTGTTTCAGAAGCAACCAAATCTTCGCCTTTTGGTGTGTAAAGAGGCACTGTAACCATCTTAAACGCTGACTTGTGTAGTGCTAGGTTTTGTGTGTAACCAGTGCTAGCGGCGCCAACGAAAGTTACAGCGGCATTATCAGCCGGTAGCGCAGTTACATTTTGCAAACCACCTGAAGCCGCATAAATTGCAGGACTAAACGTAATGCTTGTTGTTGTTGCCGAAACAACTGTAAACTGCTGTAAAGTACCGAGGTCATTTTTGCTTTGCGCATGCACCTTATTAGTGCCAGCAAGGGTGAAAACAGACCCAACAGTAGGCGCTGCGGTAAATCCATCAACTGTAATAGTAGAAGACCCCTCCGTTACAGTATCGTTAACCAACCCTGCAACATCTGCCCCATTTGTATGAACGGGAAGCATTTGCGTTTCCATCCAGTCAAAACCATCCGCATTTAAGATAACACCATCAGTATATTGTTTATCTAGCTTGCCCACTGGATTGTTATACGCTTTGCGAGCATCAACAGCTTTCGCGCCTGATCTACTTGTCATGAACAAGCCACGCTCACCATTAGGTGCTAGACTTTCATCAAGAGCAACTTTAGCATCTAAAATATCCGATGTTTCAAATGTATTAGACCCTGCCGTACCTACACTTTGATAGGTTTTTTGCATTGCAATCTCCATACAACGAGATTCAATATCATGTGCAATCGCTAACGCTGAGGACATGCCGAAACGCTTAAGGGCGTTCTTAACATCAACATCTGTTGCTAATTCCAATGAGTCAAATTGATCCGCTGTGGTTGCTGTCTTATTAAGGGCAAGAGGCTTCTTACCTTCAACAGTATCTTTACCCAATGAGCTTACATCTAAGTTATCGCGCTGTACTGTCTTAATAGCAGGAATAGAGGTATAGATGGTGTCTCCGGACTTGAAGCCGCTCTTCCCATCAAATTCTGACTTATCTGCTTGCTCGACAAATCCACAAAACTTTAGATTATCGCGAACGTGTTGTGCTACACCCTTGGCAAAAAGCCCGGGGCCGTCTTTAATTGTATTAATTGTATTAGCCATTATTATCTCCTATATAGCCGTTTATTTGAGTCCCAAATTTTTCAACACATCTCCAGAATGAAGATTTTTAGATGTTGCTGACCCCTTCGCCTTAGACGGAGGTGTCGGAAGTGGGGTGGGTGCAGGAGTTTCTTTGGGAGCGCTTAATTCTTTATCGTAGCCCTTTAAAATCTCAACTATCCGATGCGGAGGCTTGCCATATAAGGCATCTCTTACGGTAGGGTCTGTCATGATTCTGTCTGTAAGAAGAACGCCGTTTTCAGCGTCATAGGTTATGAAATTCTCCAAGGCCGCAACACCCGCATCATTGGGTGCGTATTTGCGTATTTGTTGTAATTCAACAGCCATTGCCTGAACGCTTTGTTCAACTTCGGGCTTCGTTTTCTTGACCTCTTCGAGCTGCTCTTTAAACCCCGTGAATGCTGCCTCATAACGCTCGGTTACTTCGGCATTGAGTTTGGCCTTAGCATCGCCAATCTGCTCCTCACGGACTGCATCCTTAGCATCTTGCTTACGCTGTGCGGCTTCAAACTCTTCTTGGGTGTCAAAGTCGTTCTCGTCTAGGTCTTGTGTTTGCTTTGCCTCTAATTCGGCTATGCGCTCCTGTTGTCGCTCAATCTTGGCATTGCGTTCCGTTGCCTCTGTATTGCGCTTTTCAATCGCCTGCTGGCTGTGTTTTAACGCTTGCTTTTGGGCTTCGGTCTTCTTCTTGAGAAACGCCTTAACTTTTGGGTCATTCTCAAGTTGCTCAAGATCTTCATCCGATAATTCAGCATCCTGCGATACGTCTTTATCTTCGGCATTGTCTGCCTCGCCTTCCACGTTGTCCTCAACGGGTGTTTCGGCTTTGGTTTCTTCAACCACGGGGGATGTATTTTCGACAGAATCCACCACTGTCGTTTCATCGGCTGTTACACCTGTTACGTCTGACATGCTTTTACCTATGTGATTAACCGATTAAGCGGCGGGAATGCCTTCAAGCTCGGTTGTTGCTTGTTCTTTTGCGCTGATTAAAGCGTCTAAAACTTCGTTATGCTCTTGTGTTCGCTCTGATTGAGCGCGTAAGAACTGCTCAATATCCATGATGGCCTCTGTTATATCCGATAACGCTTCACTCTCCGCGCCTTTGGATTTCAATTCCATTTCTAAAATCTTGGCTTGCGTCATAAGGCGCTCTGTTTGCGCTTCGCTCTGCTTAACTTGAAGCTCGCCCTGCTTAATACCCAACTCAGCTTGCTCGTTCTTCTTTTTGTCCTCAAGGGCTGCCATAAGCATGTCTTCTTGCTGCTTCGCTGCGTCCAATTGCTTCATGGCTTCCATAAGCTTCATGGCCATAGGGTCGTCAGTCTGGTATTCGGCAGGCATAGAGGATGCAATACGCTTAGAGATAACATCTGCGTATGGGCCGCCCGCAGCTTCCACAATCTTGTCACCCGCGATATTCGCAAGCTCGGGCTGAACATTAAGCAGAGTCGTCATTATATCGAGGAATTCTTGCTGCTGCGTTGCGTACGATGGCCCCACATCAACATCAACATCATACTTGCCCGCATTAAGGTTAAACACACCGGCGGCCTCATCTGTTTGCGCATCTGGGTCTAACGTGACTGTTTTCTCTTTGTCATCGCTACCGATAATACGCGCGATTTGTTTTCTGTTCATAATGCGCGGAATGAGGTCGATTAAAATCACGCCAACATGGCGGATAGAACATGCCAGATTATCAATAAAATGATACGTTGCCTTATCACCCTTTAGCTGACGCGCCTTAATTGCAACACCTGAAATAGCATTTGATGAATCGCCGCGGTTCTCTTCATACATACCCAATGCGGCATTGATTCCCATTGAGGCGTTTTGGCGTATCTGAAACAAGCTTGCATCAACATGTAATGGTTGTGCCTTCGATGGGGGTGGGGCCGGTATAGGCTGGCCGCTAACCTCATCCGTTGTAATAATTGGATCATACTCAAGCGTTGCATGATTTTCAGTGTTTGCAGTGCCCCATGAATCATCGCTGTTAAAGCTACCAACCGCGCC